TGTAAAAGAAGATATGCACACAGTAATGGATGCATTACAAAGACTAGAAGATAAATTAGATAAGATATTAATAGGTAACAACTAATGGCTATATTCAGAGGATTTAAACCAGAAGGATTAAATAAAATAGCTAAAGCTATGGGATATGAAGGTAGCATGGATAACTTTGCTAAGTTTATTGAAGATGACCCAAGCAGACAAGAACAAGCTATAAAAATGGAAAATGCTGCAAAGGCTATGGCAAGAGGTGGTCTATTAAAATTTCAAGCGGGTGGAACAACTACAGGAACAACCACCCAAGCAGCTGTTCCTCAACAGACATTTAAACAAGTAACAAAAGAAGTTCCTGAATTTCAGATAAAAGGCACTGACTTTAAGTTTGGTTCGGAAACAGAATTTGAAAATTTTAAAAAACTAAATCCTAGTTATAAAGATACAAAGTTTGATGACTTATTACAAAAAACTACAACAGAAACTGTAGACCCAAATATAGCTGATATATCTGCACAAATGTTATCTGACCCAGGATTACCAACGGGTGCTATAACAAAAGCTGCACAGATTACACAAAAAGATGACCAAGTAATATCAGACACTACAGGACAACTTGACCCAAGAACAGAAGTACCCAAAGCAACAGAAGCTACTACTACACTAGCTACGGTAGAAGGCGAGAAACAAGCAAATAAAATGACTGCTGCTCAATCTGCTCAAGGTGTACAAACAGCATTAGATGCTACACAAGCACAAACAGTAGACCCCTCTGACCCTAAAAGCCAAGTAATAGCTGCTGAACAAACATCATCTGCTGTAGGCGATTTAAATGCGGCACAAGGTAAATCTATTCAATTAGAAAATCCTGTACAACGAGAGATACAAGATGGTGAATTAATTAGTGGTGTAGCTAATGCAGAAAAAGCTGCAAAGTTTACTGAACAAATACAAGCTGCTGAAACAAAACCTAGTGAACAAGCAACTGTACAAGGACAGTTAGCATCTCTTACTCAAAACTTTGACGCAACTAATCCACCTCCGTGGGCTGCTGGTGCATTAAGAGGTGTTCAAGCGGCAATGGCTGCACGAGGTTTAGGTGCGTCAAGTATGGCAGGTCAAGCTATGATACAAGCTGCATTAGAATCTGCTTTGCCTATTGCTCAAGCAGATGCACAAACTGTAGCAAGTTTTGAAGCACAGAATTTAAGTAATAGACAGCAAATGGCAGTGTTAGCTGCTAAACAAAGAGCTGCATTTATAGGACAAGAGTTTGACCAAGCCTTTGAAGCAAGAGTTCAAAACTCTGCACGTATAGCCGATATCGCTAATCAAAACTTTACAGCAGAACAATCCATAGCTTTAGAAAATAGTCGTGCTGCAAACACAATCAACTTAAATAATTTATCAAATAAACAAGCGTTAATTATGGCAGAAGCATCTGCACTTGCTAACTTAGACATGGCTAATTTAAATAATAGACAACAAGCTGCCGTACAAAATGCTCAAGCATTTATGCAAAGAGATATGACTAACTTATCAAATAAACAACAAGTTGAAATGTTTAAGGCACAACAGAAAGTACAATCTATATTTACTGATACAGCTGCAGAAAATGCCGCTCGTCAGTTTAATGCAACATCTCAAAATCAAACAGACCAATTCTTTGCTAACTTAAAAACACAGACAAGTCAGTATAACGCTTCACAAGCAAATGCACAAGCACAGTTTAATGCAGGTGAAGCAAATGCAATGACTAAGTTTAATGAAGAAATAGATAATCAACGTGACCAATTTAATGCAAACAATCAACTTGTAATTGCACAAAACAATGCACAGTGGAGAAGACAGATAGCTACAGCTAATACAGCTGCTGTAAATAGAGCTAACGAAATAAATGCTGCGGCAGTGTTGGAAACATCTCGTGATGCATATGATAATCTTTGGAATTACTATCAAGATAATATGGAAAATGCATGGACAAGTGCAGAAAAACAATTAGACAGATATCAAGAATTAGCCATAGAACAGATAAGAGCCGATAGAGATATTGATATGGCAGCTATGGCAGACCAAGGTGCAGCAGGTGCAGCTCTTGGTAATATGTTTTCAATATTGGGTGCAGGATTTTTAAAATCTAAATTCCCATTTTAAAGAGTGAGATATATTTATGGAAACTAATCCAGCAGTCAGAGTATATAATACTATTTTAAATATAGCAGATACTATACGTGAAAAGGATGATGATAAAGAACTTCCTAAGAATGGGTTACTATCACCAAGAGGGAAGATGAGCAAGGAAGAGCCTGAACAAGTAGAAGATAGTCCAGCGTATAGAGTTGCTCTATATTTTAATCAGATAAGAGATAAGAGAAAAGCATTACAAAATGGCAGAGATAGATAGAGAACCATCATTTAACGCACCTATTCCTGGTCAAGCAATGACAGCAGAATTAGGTAGCAGACCTTGGCAAAGACCTCCTTTATACACAACAGTTGAAGAAGCTATACAATTCTATGTTCCTAGAATGAATGACGAAGAGTTTTCTGACTCTCTCGTTGAAGCACTAGAGATGGGCATACCTGTATCTGCTATTGCTAATGGATTGCAGTTATCTAATGTTATGGATGGTAAACATAGTGCTGATGTAGGTATATTAATTATGCCCGTGTTAATGGAACTAATGATGTTACTAGGTGACACAGCAGGTGTAAAATATAAATCAGGTCTTGAAGAAAAACCTAAAGAGTCAAGAATGATATCAAAAGCTATACGCACTATGAGACAAGAAGAAACACAAGAGCCTGTTGTTGATTTAGAAATGGCTCAACCTATGATGACAGAAACAACAGAAGAACCTCAAGAAGAAATGGAAGAAGAGCCAAAAGGATTAATGGCTAGGAGAGCGTAATGGCAATATTTGGTATTGGTGCAGGTAAGATATTAGCTGGAGTTATAGGGGGTGCTTTACTAGGTAAAGGTGCAAAAAGTAAAAGCCCATTTACAAGAGGATTTGTTCGTGGTTTTGCTGGAGAAAGAGGTGGAGGTCTTTCGGGTATCCTAAAAGAAGATATGGAAAGAACACAAGAAAGAATAGATAGAATTGCTGATTACAAAATACAGAGACAACAGAAAGAACAAGAAAGATATGACAAAGAATTTAGAGAAGCCACTGAAAAAATTAAAGGCATTGCAGGTAAAGTAGGTGGTGTTGATGGTGCAGAATACCTTGTAAGAAATTATGGTTTGGCTGGTGCTGAAGAACAAGCAACTAAGATACAAAATCTTTCAGAAATATATGATATTACCCCAGAGTTTGCTACAAAAGATGAAAACCAAACAACCATTAATGACCTAGCAAAGTTTGCTACTGCAGCTCCAACACTAACTAAAGTATCTGATATTAAAGATGATAGCTTGTTTGGTGCAATGGGTATGCAAAGAAATATAGGTGCAGAAGTTCAAAATAGAATAGACTTAGCAGCATCTCAAATAGCAAAAGGTGCAGACTATAATGTTGACTTAGGAGATATGCCTACACTAAGTGGTAATCTTGATTTAGGTATGCAGTTAGACCCTAAAGCTGAAGTATTAAGATTAACTAATATGGCTCTCAAGAAAAAAGAATTGGGAGATGATGATGGTTATAAAAAAATAATGGCAAAAGCTACTACTCTAAATACAGTTATTAAATCTGTTGAAAATCCTAAGTTACTTACAGAGTCTGGAGGTAGACAGATTACAAATATGTTTAAACAACATATGCTTCAAAATTCTGGTGTAGAAGGAGAATATAAAGTTGGTACAGATGGTTTGGAGCTTATACCAACAACGGATACAGCTGCAGCTATTGGTTCAGTAACATCTATGTCAGCTAAAGTTGCATCAGTTTATGGAAAAGCTATCGAAGTAGGTATGAAACCCTATGATGCTATCGGTCCTATAATGGCAGCATTAGAAGAAAATAAAATGCCTGCTGTTAAACAAAACGATAATGGAGAATTTGAGATAGTAGTTGAGGGTAAAATATTTCCAAATGGTTTTAAAGGTGGTACTGGTGCATTTGCATTTGTTGACCCTAATCAACAGAGTGGTCAAACAACAGGTGGTACAAGCACCAATCCATCACTAGATGATTTAAAAGCACAATTTAATAATCCTGCAACTAATTCTGTTGATAAACAAGCAATACGTGTACAAATAGGTATACTATATCCTAACTTTACCCCTAAATTTAATTCTAGGGGAGACCTAATAATTAATTAATTATGTACAATCTCCAAGAAAAAATTGATAAAGATAAATTACTTGATGATAATGATTTTATCAAGGATGCTTCCTATTTTTTAATTGATAGAGCTGGATATGAAGCAGATGACCTATCAACTAAAGAAGATATATATGATGCATATATGGAACATTTTAGATATCAAAATGTAAATGAAGTTACAGCTATTAACGATATGATTTATGCACAAAATGCAGATAAAACTTCTCGTGATAGGTTTGGTCGTTTGATGGATACCTATGATAAAATGGATAGTGACTTTGGTATTAAAGCCGCAGGTGATTACTTAGGTGGTGTTTTTTCTGCACCGTCAACTTATGCCGGTATATTTACAGGTGGTGGTGCAAAAGTCGGTACACTAGCTGCACAACAAGGTGTTAAGTTAGGTATACGTCAGATATTAAAACAGGGTGCAAGTGGTCAAGCATTAAGAAAAGCTGCTGTTCAAGGTGCTGTTAGAGCAGGGGCAGTTGAAGGTGGGATAGGTGCTGGACAAGTAGCTGCACAAGAACAAGTAAGAGTTGACACAGGATTAAAAGAAAACAAAAGTGTAGGTAATATTTTATTAGGTGGTGCATTAAGTGCCGCACCAGGTGCTGTGTTTGGAGCTGCGGCTCAAGCTCAAAGGGCTGTTGTAAATAATGTAGCCGAAAGAGCAAACATTATTTCAAAAAAGAAAATGGCTCAAAAAACTTTAAGAGCTAATAAAAATATAACAAAAGAAACAGTAGAGAGTGCTGAACACGGTCAGTTAACACAAGAAATATATTCAGGATTAAAAGGTAGATTAGCATTAGAAGAAACTATACCTGAAGAATTAGCAAGGGGAAAAGATTTAAAAGCAGAGTTTGCTAAACAACTAGACCCACTTGATAATGATTTTAATGTTCAGCTTGAGTTAAAACAATTACAAAATATTGCAGCAGCAGGTGCTAAATTAATAAGTAAATATCCTCCTATAAAAGATGGAGAAGCATTTACATCAAGAATAGTTAGAGCATTAAATTCAGGAAACTTAGACGTAGAAGATATTCAAAAAATAGCTGACAAACATGGTATCGCTTACAGAGATATTGGTGCATTATTTAGTGCAGAGTTATCACAAGGTGCTTCACTTATGGGTACTGTTGGTGCATTAAGTAGAGCAGAAGGTAAAAGCCTTTTAAAAACATTAGATAGTATAGATGCTAGATTAGTTGATGCAGGTGATACAGTAACTTCACAAGCTAGAAAAGCATTAGAAGAAAAGCTAGGTAAAAATACTTTAAGTAAAGCTACTGAAGTTATGTCAAATATCAATAAGGCACGTATTGGTGCTATGACAATTCAATTAGCAACAACAACTCGTAATACAACAAATGGTTATATGCGTAATTATATTTACGCTTTTGATAACCTTGGTGCAGGATTGTATAATATAGTTCGAGAACCACGAGTAACAAGGAAGTTACTAGAAAAGGCACGACAACAAGGTGAAACATTTGGTAAAGGCAAAGAAGAAATTACTGATGAATTAATAAAAAGAGAATCTCAACGTGCTGTTAATTTAGGTAAGGCACAGTTAAGAACAGGTTTTGATTCTCTGCTTTTTAAAGATTTACTGTTTGGGTTTGACACTGCTACAACAACCACCCTAACAAAGCTAATGCAGAATCCAGCGTTTAAAAAATCAGGCACTGCTCAACGATTATTTATGCAAATGGGAGATGTAGCAAATCATACTGGTGATGAAAACTCTATGATTTTAAAAGCAGCAAGGTATGCCAACTTTTTAAATACAAAATCAGATAATATGTTTAAACGTGCTATATTTTCAAGAGAGATAGATAAAGCACTAAGAGCTGGAACTTATAGAAATCCTGAGACAGGCGAAGTAATAAAATTTAAAAATGGATTAAGTGACTTTTTAAAAACAGGTAGGTTTGGAGAATTAGATGAAAGAATAATTGGTAAAGCTATGGAAGAAGCATTAGACTTTACTTATCAGACTTCTAAATTTAGAGGTAAAGAAGGAGTATTTAATTCAGCTGCAGCTACGTTTATAGAAGCAACAAGTCCTGGAACTATGGTTGGAAATGTGGGTTCTACATTTATTCCTTTTCCAAGATATCTTGTAAATCAATTTAGATTTTTTTATGAACACGCTCCTATTGTAGGTATGTTTGATTTTGGTACGGGAATATTAAATAAATCAACAGGTGCTGAAAAATTTGGAAAACAAATAGGAGGTTTTGTAGCTTTAACAGGTTTGTATGCTATGAGGGATTTTCATGGAGATGACACGACAGGACCTTTTGAATATAAAAGCCCATACGGTAGAGGACTTGTAAATGCAGAAGCAGCACTAGGTCCTTTCTCTACTCATGCTTTTATGGCAGATTACATATATCAACTAATGAACTACGGTCCTAAAATATTTGATTGGCAACCCAATGAAAGAAAATATCCAACTAAAAAACCCGAATTTAATGCAAGAAATTTTACTAAGTCGCTTGGTGGTGGTCAGTTTAGACCAACAGGTTTAAATCTTGTTGATGGTTTTTTTGATGAGTTTTCACAGTTTAGAGATGATAATAAATTTTCTCTTCAGTTACAAGAAAGAGCAGCTAATTACATAGGTAACTTTTTTAATACATTTACTGTAGGTGCTGGTATGTTAAAGGATGTAGTTGCAACATTAGACCCTGAGTATAGGGTAGTTACAGATAGTAGAGATATAAAATTTTTACCGTATGTATTTAAACAAGCTACACGCTCATTTCCTTTTACTCCTAGTTTAGATAGACCTATGCAAGAAAGCCCTACTAGAACAGGGGGGATAAAAGTTATGAACCCATTTATGAGACAGATTACAGGGCTTACACAACAAGAAGAAAGAACAGCAATTGAAAGAGAACTTGATAGATTAGGCTTTACATATCCACAAATCGCACCAACTAAAATATATAATGACCCTGATTTAAATAGAGAAGCTAAAGGTAGAATGGGTAAGTATGTAGAAGAAGCATTACAACATTATATATTAACAGACAAAGTATACAACGGTTTACAAAATGATATTGAAAAAAAAGATTTGTTAAAAGAAAGATTAAATTTATTAAGACGTAAAGCTAAAGATGAAATACTTGACCCTAATAGATATATAACAGACGAAGCAAAAGAAAGAGTAGCTCGTGCCAAATACTTTCAATTTAGTTCTAAAAAAAGAGAAATGATTAACCTATATTATGAAAGAAAGACAGGCAATACATTAGGTGAAACAAAAGATTATATAGGTGCTTTATTTATAGCAGATGAGTTTAACCTATAAAAAATTATTCAATGCCCAATCGTTGGCACAATTACATATATCATTTAACACCCCCATAAAAAATGCATAGACAATAATAAAAATGACCAGTGCATAAGATGTACGCACTAGCCATTTAAAAAACAACTCTAAGTAATACACTTACTTTTTCTTCTCAGTTGTTGTTTCTTCCTCTTGCTTCTGTGGTTTTACAAAAAACTTTGTTAGCATTTCTAGTTTATCGTGATAGTCAGCTATCTTACCTAACTCTACTTCAATAACTGCTTGTATATCCTGGTGGGAATCTTCCCCAATACCTACAGGATTTGTAAGTAGTATTTCAACATTTGCTATATGTTTGTTAATCATTCCCATATAGTATGTTCTTGCAGCTCCAATTAACATTTCTCTCATTATTTTCTCTCCTTTTTAAAAATTGTCTTTATATAAAGCTCGTCAGACGGGTGCAATTCACTGTCTTGGTATGATTGCACCTGATTTTTATTCACCCAATCTAGGGCTTCTCTCTCGAAGACTGAGAGAGTTTTAGGTTTTTTTCTAATTTTAAGCCATGTTTTTACCCTCATAGTTACGTTTTTTTCCCAATCTTTCATCGTTTCTTACCTTTTTAAGATTTTCAAAGTAGGCTACATTATATCCACGTAACCACTCTCTATATTGCATCGTGTTAGGATGCAAACTACTAGGCACTCTACTTCTCTTTGGGTCTTTTCTAAAGGCATTATATCCCCACTCAAATTGTATTCTTAGTGGGGCATCATATTTAGATAGTCCTCTATATCTTTTTGAAATACGTTTAATCTTTTTCACTATTATCTCCCTTAAATGCTTTAATTACATCTGATGAAAATAATTTTTGTAGATTTAAAAGATACATACGAGATGCATTGTGGTCTCCTCCATTAACTATTTTTTTATAATCTAAGTTATCAATTATCTTTTTAAGACTTTTTGTATTAAAGACAAGAGTGCAGAACGTGTCATCATCAATGCAGAGATTGTGCCACCAGTAATCTGATTCCGTACTGTTGATGCCACTTGCCTTGCCATAAGATTCAAACTCAATTGCGATATTGCCTGTTTTTTGCCATACGTTTCTTTCACTTTTTACCTCTATTGTTTTATCTTGTAACATTTCTGCTACTTCTTTTTCTCTAACTTTTCCATATTTTAAATCAATATCAAATTTCTTTCTGTCTTTTACAGAAGGTTCTAAGGTCATATAAATCCCCAATAATTGTTATACGTTGCCTACGTCTACGACTTCACAAGCGTCAGAAGTACACGCAAATTCTTTACCACTTGATGTAGTATCTTCTTTTTCAAAATCACCCAGCCTAGCCCAATCAATATGTTTAGGCATATCTTCTTTCAAGGCATTGTATTCTTCTTCTGTGCAATCTTGATAAGGTGCTTGTTGGTATGTGTGTTCAGAGTAAGGTAAGAAACTTATACCCGATACTTCATCAAAGTTACTATAAACCCATGCACCAACCTTCATCCATTCGTGGTCTTTAACAGATATAGTTACAGAAGGTTTATGTTCACACCAATGTCTCTGATACTTTAACCAAAGATTAAGCTGTTCTATAGCAGTCATATCTGTTCTTACGATAGAAGAACTAGGTGACTTTACAGGAAAGCTAAACACAGTTACCGTATCAGGTTTTGTTACATCAGGTTCATTAGGTATTCCCTCATCAGCTAAGAATTGTGTGATAGGGTCTTTGTTAGAACCACGCACTGTTCTTATATAATACTTACTATGTCTCGCATGGATACCACTAGCACTATCAACTAATTGTGATACAGTTCCACTAGGTTTAACACAAGTTATTGCTGTTGATTGTGGTATGTTTAACATCTCAGAATATTCTAAGTTTGTATCAATTGCTACTTGTTTTAAAGCAGTTAGTGTATCCTCTAAGTATGCATCATTACGGCTGAGTAATTGATTATCAAGAATACCTGTTAAAGACACACCGAGTAATCTCTCTTCCTCTGTATTCTTTTGCCAAACCTTACGAAGATATTTAAAATCTGTAAGAGTAGATTGAAACGTACCTATAATTGTAGCTATACGTACTTTATTTTCTAACTCAGTTAGACAATCATCTTGACGAGCAACTACCTCAGATAAGTTACAGAATTGATATGGTCTTAGTATAATCTCACTACAAGGATTACACCCAAACTCACTAAACTTTCTTCTATCACTCTCTTGTGCTTTTGCTACTGCAGCTTTACGATTAAATATCCCACGCTCACCTGACTGACTTTCATATAGTGAAACCCACTCTCTCATAAACGTACCCATGTCAGGTTTTGTTTTATATACTACAGAGTTATTAGCTAACGCTCTCTGTTTATTATATTTCCACCACTCACCTGATTTAGCGTGTCTCATTTGGTCATCATTTAAATTAGATAAACTAATAAGTGCTGAACGTCTAACACCACCAGCAACTACGACCTCACCTATCTTACACATAATATCGTGGCACTCAATAGGGTAGAGTTTTCTACCAACTGCTTTCTTAAATGTAGCAACACAGAAATTATATAAGTCAACAAGTGGTTCAGGACCTGATGCTCTACCACCAAATGTTTTTAACTTAGCACCTGCAGGTCTAACTTCACTCACATCAAACTTGGGTATCTGACCTACATAAAGCATAGCTAATAATTCACGTAATGCTCTTGCCCAACCTGACCTTGAATCAGCAACTTTAATAACAGTTATACTATCTTCAAAATGTTCGTTTATCGTTGGCAACTGATTTACATTCTCTCTTTCTACAGAGAAACCAACACCCGTACCACACATTAGGATATACATAGTCTCATCAAATGCTCTAACATTATCTATAGGTATGTAGCTACAGTTATACCCTGCTACGTTACATCTATCAAGTGCTACACCTGCTGTCATCAATGCCCTCATGGATGGCATAACATTAAGTGATAGTATAGCTTCTCTTATTTCTTCTTCTAACTTTTGCCCCATTTCAAAACTAAAGTTATTCTTTAAATGGGTGTCCATATATTCCATATATCTATTGACTGTTTCTTCCCATGTTTCTCTTCTTTGCTTATCATCTTTCCATCTAGCATATCTAGATAAAGCTATAAAGTTTTGATAGTCTGTTGGTAGTTGTTTCATTTTTCCTCCGATATTACTTTTATTGTTTTTAGTTTAACACCCTCAATTTCATAAATAAAATCTCTTAGGTTATCTTCAAATTCCTGGGCAATGTCACCATCGCTTGGCATAATATATTCATCATCATCAATCTGTACGATTATGCTTACCTTTATTCGTTTCATCTTGCCCTTAACCATTCGATTAGAGACTCCAAATACCATTGTGCTTTTTCTAAATCTTCTACACCATTCTTCTTTTCATACCTCCACATATATTTAATTATGTTACCTTGTATATAATATTTGTACCCATCTCCTAACGCAGCTTTAATAGCATCTATACATTCTATAGGTGCTTCATTGTAGTGAGGAGGATGATTGACCATATCTTTTTCTCTTACAGAATCTGTTTCAAAGTCTATTATTTCTTTCATAGTTGCCATACTAAGCACTCCCTTCTGTTTCACTATTAAAGTTTAATTTTATTACGTTAGAATTGTCTCGTTCTTTACCCATCTTTTTTTCAGCATATGACTTTAACACATTATAAATATAAGGGTCTTTATTCATTGCTGGAATGGAAGCAAGAACTAACTCAACAAAATATTCTAAGTCATAAACTGATTTATCATTTAGTAAAGTATCAGATGATAGGATTGCAAATAATTCAACTTGCCCTGTCCATTCACTACCATCTATCTCAGGTCTAATGCGTATCAGTACATCACTTTTTTCTATATGTTCGTTTTTTCCCATTAGCTTTCCTTGTAATCTTAGGATTTTTAAACTTAATAAAAAGTGGATAAAAAATTTTACCTTTTTCTTTTAACCAATCTTCAGGTATAATCCTATCATTATATCTAAAATTATATTTTATACACCATTCTGCGTAAGAAGATTTAGCACCCTTTCTTAGTTTAGTTCTACTGTTTGTAAATATAAATCTTATATCTAGTTCAGGATGTTGTTTCTTAATTGCAATATGTTTTCTTCTATCTGCTGCTAAAAATCTACCTTTTGTTTCTATTATTATACCATTGTTTAATACAAAATCAGGGGTATAGGTTCGGTATGAAAGGTCTTCCCACTCTATCTTAATCTTTTCATATAAAAATTTTACCTTATGTTCTTTAAGATATGTAGCAACAATATCTTCCAAGCCACTCCTATACCCATTTTTACGTGCTATTTGGGTAGCACTATACGCTGACATATTTAAAAGTTATACCAACGTATGTTTGAACCGTAGTCATAGCCTAGTGCTTTCATCTCATCACGCACTAGCTTTTCAGCTTCTCTGCGTTGTTCGATAGCATTGCGTAGACCCTCTGACCTACGTTCCCTGTATTCTTTCTTCATCTCATACAGTTCTTTTTCTTTTTCTTTAATCATTTCAGCTAATTCATCTATTGTTGTAGCCATATAATCTAACTCCATATTTTTTTTGCTTCTTGTTTTAATTTGTAATTCCAAGACCATGAATCATAGTTTGGATATACTAAAGAAGCTAACTCATGTTTATCATCGCTGATAGACAAAAACTTCTGTATACTAAATGCAACTTTTTTAAGTTGTTTCTTATATACAGACAAGTTATCTAGTGTAAACTTTCTATAATCTTTTGGTGTAGCAAAAAATAAATCTATACTATTCTTAGGGTATGCCATAGAATAAAATGCCATTTGTCTTTTCTGTGCTTCAGTAGGTTTAGATGGCATACGTGTGGTTGTTTTTAAATCTACTATCTTATCTTTAAATCTAAAATCAATATATCCTATTACAGGAATAGGCATATCATCAAATTGTACTTCAACTTTTTCTTGATAATCTTTTAAATCTTTGTAGTCAAAGTTCTCATCAATAACTTTACCAAAACCATTTAGTAGACTCTTTTCTTTTTCTACTTTGTCATCATCTAAATCCAACTTAAAGTCTGCACAACTCATTAGATACTTCATCTCTAGTGAATCAAAATCAAACTTACCTGTTTCATACTTGTCAGCTAGTGCAGCTTCTTGTACGATACCTCTAACTGCTCCTGCACCACTAGGTGATTTAATACCAAACAGATACCTAGCTACCCACATAGGCACGTCACTTATGTAGGTATTCATACTGCTAGGTGATAAGTAATTAATGTTGTGTGCTTTGAAAGGATTATTGTGTAGCATCTATATCAATAAACTCGTTAGCAATTCCTGGGCTTGTTTCTTCTTTGTTGTTCTTATCCCACTCAGTAGATACCCAAGTATTATGTCTATCAATGTATGACATAAATTCCCTAAAAGTATTTTGGTCATCATCAGTAATAGCTATATTACTTTTCTTATCCAAAACATAATTAGGTACAAAGTAAGAACCAGTGCTACCCTCACGTTCATCTGTATGTATAGTAACAGTGTGTTGCATAGGTAGTCTTCTCATCTTTGAGAGTTCGCTAAAAAGCATACCTAAATTTTTATAACCTTCCTTAGTGTCTATCTCCCAAATAAAAGGAACTGATTTAACACTAGCTGAGTCACCCTTTTCAGTAATAGCTTTAGTC